GTTGACGGTGAAAGCGTCTACTGGACCCATGGCTAGGTATTCATTTTTCACCCAAGCCGCCCGCGATGACAGCAACGTTGCGGCATCGTCGGAAGAACTGGTCAACGTTTACCCGGAGCAAGCCCCCGGCGATGCACGGACGCGCAACAACCTGCGTTCGGTGCCGGGCGAAGTGGTCTTTGCGGACATCGGGCAGCCCATTGTGCGGGCGGCGGCGGTGGCGAATAGCCTGTTCTGGACCGTCGCGGCGGGCAACCTGTACCAAATCGACGACGACGGCACGATCCATAATCGCGGCGCGGTCGGCAACAGCGCGGAAACGTCGATTTCCAGCAATGGCACCAACGTCTGCATTGTCGCAAACGGGGCTTTCAGCCTTTGGGACGGGGCAACCCTGACAAACCCGGCAGCGGGCGCGTTTTCAAGCTTTGGGTCCGTGACGTTCTCGGATTACGACACGATCCTGACGGAATTGAACGGACGCCGGTTCCAATGGTCGGACACCGCTGATCCGACATCGTTGCCCGCCTTGAATTTCGCCACGGCGGAGGCCCGCGACGGCGATATCCTGCGGGCGGAGGTGGACCGGGCGCAGGTGTTCCTGTTCACGACCGAATGCGTCGAGGTTTGGCGGAATACGGGCGTTGCCGGATCTTCGCGCTACCGCCGCTTAACCGTGATCGACCAGGGGCGCGGGCTTCGCGCCTATCACCTGCTGGCAAGCGATGCTTTCGGCATCTTCTTTGTCGCCAATGACGGGATTGCCTACATCCTTTCGGGATCTGGCATTATGCCGGTTTCGACCCCCGCCGTGCAAAGCGATATCCAGGACGGTGACCCATCGGCGGTCTATTATTACGAGGATCGGGGGCACAAGTTTTGCGTGATCCGGTTTTCCGACCGGCCCGCGTGGGTTTTCGACATGGTGACGCAGTTGTGGCACCGCAGGCAGTCCGGCGTTGACCGTGACGCCTGGGGCTTGCAGCGCATGGCTTCGGCGTATGGCGGCTGGCTTGGCGTTGACGACTTCGGCGTCGTGGTCGAGTTGGCCCGGACAAATTCGGATCGTGGCCAGTCGCTAAAGCGGATCATGCGCGGCAAGCCGATCTACATGGACGGGCGCAAGTTTTCCGTTGCTGAATTCGAGGCGCTTTGTTCGGTCGGCGAAAGCGATATTGGACGGGATGCAGAGGTCATGCTGCGCTGGTCCCGGAACGTGGGCAAGACGTGGCACGGAACCCGCACGGGGTCACTTGGTACGCTTGGCGACTATGACCGCACTGTCGTCTTTAACGCATTGGGGCGCGGGGAAAGCTTCACGCCGGAACTGTCCTGCACCGATGCAACGGACGTTGTCTTCTACTCCGACGCGAACGTGAGGTTTACATGACCGCCTATCCGTCAATGGAAATCAAATACGTCGCCGAAGACGGGACCGTGACCTATGACGGCCTCGCGCTGCTGCAGGAACTGGCGGCGGCGACATCGGGCGGCGCGGTAGCGGACGGCGATTATGGCGACGTTGTGGTGAGCGGCGGCGGCACTGTCTGGACGGTTGATGCGGTCGTTATCGCGCTAGACGACCTGTCGGACGTTGTATTGACCGCCCCCGCGACAAATGACGTGCTGACCTTCGACGGCGCGGGATGGGTCAACGCCCCTGCGGCATCGGGCGGTGGAAGCCCCATAATGGCATGGCTGATCTGACATGATAAACCTGACCAGCACCAGCGACGTCATCCGGGTGGCAACATCGGCGGCGGCACAAATCGAAAGCCACGCCTCTTGGGTTGACTTCAACGGGACTGCGGTGACCCCCGGCAGGCAGAACACGGCGCACATCACCACGGCCACGACCACGACGATCGTGGCATCGCCCGGGGCTTCGGTGCAGCGAAACGTCAAGCACCTGAACTTGACCAACGACCACGCCTCGCAGGCCTGCGTCATCACGGTCGAGCATTATGACGGCACCACGGCGGAGGAGTTGATTTCGGTCACGCTGCTTGCCGGTGAGAACATGGTGCTAGGCGAGGATGGCCGGTGGACGCACTACGACGCCAACGGGGCGGTCTATCCGCCTGCTGGCAAGGGTGCCTATGACGGCTATAGCCTGACCTTCATGAAGACCGGCACGGCGGCCGATGCCGTGGGCTATTGGTATTGCACGTCCAAGGACGCGGGCTTTCCGGGGGCATGGGCACCGGGAACGCCGGGGGTCAATGGGCGGGTGACGAATGGCACCACGTCAACGGACAACGGCTGCATCACGATCAGGAATCCCGCGACCGGGGCGAACTACCTGACCGAAATCACGATGGGCGCAAGCGTAAACCATTCGCATCTGTTCTTTGATGTGCTTTGGATCAATTCGGGGATTGTGGTCACGACGACCACGGCGCAAGCCATTGTTTCGCCAGCGCTGCCCGCCCGTGACATAAACGGGTCGTCGGACGGCGAAGGCCTGATGATCGGGCTATTGACCACGACTGCGAACACGAACGCGGCCGTGATCAGCAACACCACGGTAAACTACACCAATTCAGCCGGGACAGCGGGCAGAACCGCCACGCTTTCGGCCATTGTCGGATCGCAGATCCCTGCGACGCCCGTGATCGGCAATCTGGTTTGGTTCAACCTTGCTGCTGGTGACAAGGGTGTCAGGTCCATTCAAGGGATCACGCTTGGCACGTCTTTGGGAGCGGGCGCGGTTTCACTGTTCATCGCCCGCGATATCGCAATGGTTGGACCTACCGCAATTTACATACCGGTCACGCGCAAACTGAGCGACCCGGGGGTGCGGCTTTTCAACGGAACGTGCCTCCTGCATTGCAACCAAGCATCCGCCACAACTGCCACCTTTTACAACGGCGAAATAGTCGTTCAGGAGAAATGACATGAGCAAGGCGGACGAAACGTCCAAGAAGCTGGCAATGGTTCAGGCCCGTCTGGGCAAGACGACCGGCGCGAGCAAGGGCTACATTTCCCCGCCAAAGCCGACTGTCAAAGCGCGGCCTATTGGCGGGCTAAAGCCAAAGGGCGTCAAGATTACCGGGACCATCAAATGGTAAGGCCCGCCGCGCTGGACGACATTCCGGCGCTGTTGGAAATGGGCAAGGCATTCCATGCAGCGGCGCTTCTGCCATGCGCGTTCGATCTGGACGCAATGGGCGTTGCTTTGCGGCAGATGATCGAGACGGACGGCGCGGCGGTTCTGATGACGGATCGCGGCGTAATCGGCGGGGCGATGAACCCGGCTTACTGCGACCCGACGTGGCTTTACGCGGTCGAACTATTCTGGTGGGCGCAGGGCGATGGCCTGAAGCTTCTCAGGGCCTTTGAAGATTGGGCACAACAGGCGGGTGCCAAAGAAATCCGCATGACCTCCCTTGCCACGCTTCCCCGCGCTGATCGCCTCTTGCGGTGCGTGGGCTATGCCCCGGCAGAAGTCAGCTATTCAAAGGTGATCTAATGGCAATCGGAACAGGGCTAGCCCTTCTTGCGGGCAGCGCAATAAGCGGCGTCGCGGGCGCGAGTGCGGCGAAGAAATCGGCGGCGGCAACCGGCAAGGCGGCTGATCAGGCGACGGAACTGCAGCGCGAGCAGTTCAACCAGACATCGGAAAACTATAAGCCCTATCTATCGGCGGGCAACGACGCTATGGCCGCGTATCTCTATGAAATGGGGATGGGGCCGAAGCCGATGATGGGCGGCACAGCGCCCGCCGTTGAGAAATTCATGACCGCGCGCGACGGCCACATCGCCCCCAAGGAAAATTACCGGGTTGGCGAAAAGACCTTTACGACGCTTTCCGAAGCAAACAGCTACGCCGGGGACAACAAGACGGGCGGGACCGAATACGGCGGCTATTCCACCAGCCCCATGGCGCGGTATCTCATGGAGGAAGGCGTTGATAGCGTCCAGGGATCGGCGGCGGCGCAAGGTGGCCTGTATTCCGGCGCGGCGCTGGAGGCTCTGGAAAGCAACCGGCGCACGGTGATCGGTGCGGACACGGCGGACTACTTCTCCAAGCTGTTCGGCACGGCGAATATGGGCATGGCGGCGGCGGGCAACCAGGCGGGCGCGGGTTCGGCCTACGCCAACAACGTGGGCCAGTTGCAGATGGGCGCGGCGCAAGCCAAGGGGCAGAGCTATATGGGCGTTGCCAATGCAATTTCCGGCTTTGCGGGCGATGCGGCGGGGATCGCGGGCTACTTCCAGAACCCGATGGCCGCATATGCGTCGCCGACGATGGGCGGGGGGGGGCGATGAGCATCCTAGCGCAATACCTCAGCGGCAAGGCTATGGCCACGCAGAACGCCATGGCGGCAATGTTGCCGCAGGGCATGGGCGGGGCGATGGGGGCAATGGCAGGGCTTCCTGCAAGCGGTGGCGGGGCGGCCGGCGGCGGTGGCGGCGATTTTTCGCCGGACGGCGATCCAACTCTGTCACTCATCAAGGAATTTGAAGGGTTCCGCGAGACGCCCTATTGGGACGTGAACGCACTTCGCACGGGGTATGGCTCGGACACCATCACCATGCCGGACGGAACTGTGCAACAGGTGGGCGAGGGGACGCGAGTTTCAAAAGAGGACGCCGACCGCGATCTGCAGCGCCGCGTCCAAACGGAGTTTATGCCGATTGCGGCCGAGGCAGTTGGTGGCGAGGCTTTCGCGGG